AAGAAGGTAGACGGCATGAAAAAAAGATTTGACGAGCTGTTTAATTAAATATGATAATAGAAACAATACTTACAATAATTATAATTTCTTTGAGTGTAACTTTATTTTATGCACTAAGAAGAATAAATCAATACGAAAATATATTAGTAGATTTTCAAAACATTATAACATTCGCATCAGAAAAAATGAAACAAGTTGATTCGGCTGGACATTATGAGGCTGATGATGAAACAGGCTTCTTTTTTAACGAAATAAAAAAATTACAGACTTTATTAGATAGTCTATTTGAGACAGAACAGGAGAAAAAATAATGGGTAGAAAAAAAACAAAAAATTATTATTGGACAGACGCGACAGAAAAGGGAATAATTAGATACAACACTACAGATAGACCGGATGTTAAAAATAAAATTTATAAAGACCATTTAGAATATCCATTTTTCAAACTAACTGAAAATATAATAAATACATTTAAGTTTAGTTATTTTGATGATTCATTTCAAGATGTACAAAACGAATGTATTTCATTTTTAGTGTTAAATATGCATAAGTATGACCATACAAAAGGTTCAAAGGCATTTAGTTATTTTTCTGTTGTTATTAAAAATTATTTAATTTTAAATAATAATGCTAATTATAAAAAATTAAAGACGCATGCGAGTATAGACAATGCAAGAGGTGTTCATCAAAAAATTGTAAATGAAGATGCGAGTATTTTTATTGAAGAAACTATCCAATATTTTGAAAATAAAATACCCCATATGTTTAGTAAACATAAAGATAGGGTTATAGCATATGCTATTGTTGACTTGATGAAAATTAGAGAAAACATAGAGGACTTTAATAAAAAAGCACTTTATATACTTTTAAGAGAAATGACAAATGTTGATACTGCTAAAATAACTAAAGTTTTAAACATAATGCGAAAACATATGAAAGTATTACAAAATAATTTTTACACACAAGGTACTTTAACAAAGCTTTCTAATTTGGATAAATTTTCATAATTTACATATTTATTCATATAGGAGATTTAATATGGATAAAAATAAAATATTTGATGGTAAAACTTTTGAAGATTTAACAAAAGACATTTATGAAAATCAACAAAACAAAAAATTACAACTTGATTTATTAATTCAAGAAATACACGGCATGATTCAAACGATGGATGATGCTGTTCTAATAACTCCCCTTATAAAAGAACTTTTCGAAGTGGCCATTAAGAATGATGAGCATTTAGTTAAACTTGCAAGTGTGTGGCAAAGAATAATAGGCAAGTCTGATAATAGTGAAGATGGTATGTTGTTATCAGAATCTGAAAAAGAAGATTTGATTGCTGCATTACAAGATGATGTAGATGACATACAACAACGAGCAGAAAAAATAAAACAAGAAAAAAAATCAACTAATACAGGATATGAGGCATAATGACTTTTATTAAATCTTCAAACAAAACAACAGGTAAAGAATACATTCTTGATGCGCCACCCCAACAAGAAACATTTTTACAATTTGTTCCTGCGACGGTAAAACAAATTATTAATTCTGGAGAGTCTCTTGCTAGTCCTAGAAACAATGATAATGAATCTAATTGTGTTATTGTAGAAAAAAATATTTATACTGAAGAGGTAACTTTAAATGGATTAGACATAAGAAAATATAGACCATTATTTAGAGGTGTAACAGATAGTGTTAATAAAGAAGATTTAGTATTAATAACAATAGTTGGTAATGTAGGATATTATATGGGTCCACTAAATATATCTAACACACCTTCTGATACTACTGCAGAACTTAGTGGGATAAGTAACACTAAGACACCATCTAAAACATATCCAAGTGCTGCCTATTTTAATAGGTTAACAAAACGATTTAAACCAGATTTAGATGACCCAAAAGAAAAAGCTACAAGAATTACCGACCCGAAGACTGGAAAAATAATTTTACCAGATATACATACCGATATGATTTTAGAAGGTAGACATGGTAATAGTATTAGAATAGGTAGTAGAAATAAATTTCCCTCTGTGATAATTGATAATGGTAGGAACACAAATCAAAGTTTTGAAAGTATAAATGATAGTTCTATTTTTGCAATGTTTGAAAAGGGTAGTATTTTAAATCACTTTGACCCTGAAGATGAAAATTTAGATGGTGAACCATATTCGTTTAGACTTGGTGATGAGAGTGTAGAAAGTCCTACAAATTTTATAAAAAAAACATTTACTGCAC